GTTTTGCGCGCGCATCCGCGAAATTAGGTAGGGGGGTGGGTCAGGATGCGCGGCAGAAAACCAAAGCCAACTGAACTCAAACGGCTGGCTGGAAATCCAGGCAAGCGCGCGTTAAATCGCGCCGAACCACGACCGAGGATCGTATCACCTCGGCCGCCAGCGCATTTAAGTGACGATGAAAAAGCCAAGTGGAAAGCACTAGTCAAGGTGCTGTATCCACTCGGCTTGGTGACCAATATAGACCTCGACCAACTGTCCGTGTATTGCGTGCTTTGGGGGCGATGGATAAAGGCGGAGAAGATGGTCCGGGAAAAAGGGGAGATCATCAAGACCGCGGCTGGGAACATTATTCAGAACCCATATTTATCTATTGCCAACCGTGCGCTTGAGCAACTCAATAAATTGGGATCTGAATTTGGCATGACACCCAGCAGCCGTTCACGTGTGAAGACGGAACTACCAGATGCAGAACATGAGCTCGAGCAGATGCTGTTCGGGCAGAGAGTGATGGTGACCCATGAGTGAAGAGTTGATTTATATCGCTGAAGGGCTTCGAAGCCTGGCGATTCCAATTGACGAACTGCACATAGACCCGGCCAACGCACGCGCCAACCATGCGCTGGACCGCATCGCGGCATCGCTGAAGGCCTATGGCCAGCGTAAGCCGATTATTGCAAACCGCCTACAGGGCGGGAAGATTGAAGCCGGTAACGGGACATGGATGGCGGCCAAGAAGCTCGGCTGGACTCACATAGCCGTGGTTTTCGTGGAGGATGATGCGGCCACCGCGGCGGCCTATGGTATTGCAGACAACCGGCTGAGCGAACTGAGCGCCTGGGATCTGGATGCGCTCGGTGCATTGATCCCCACTGTGGATGATTTGTTTACCGGCTTTACGGAGGCCGAAATCCGTGACCTGCTTGGTGAGCAGGGCGGCGGCATGCTGGTGGACCCGGGCCCCCAGGATGACAAAGAAGACAAGCTCGCCGAGCTGCGCGAGAAATGGCACACCGACAATGGGCAAACCTGGAGCCTGGGCAAGCATATTCTTGTGTGTGCCGATACAACGCAATTGGATATCGATGCGCTGGGTTGGATGGGGATCGCTTCGCTGGCCGTGACATCCCCACCCTACTGGGTGGGCAAGGAGTATGAGCGCGAGAAAAGCGAAGCCGAGATTGACCAGTTCATCCAGCGCGCCGCGGCGGTGATGGCTCATGTTGTGCGCGTGGACGAGTCCCGCATTGTGATCAACACCGGCACAGGCTTCACCACCTCGTTCGAGAAGCGCAAGAAGCGCCAGGTACTGTTGCTGATCGACAAGTGGATGAATGCACTTTACCCGCTCGGCTGGAATCTACGCCATATCAGGCACTGGATCAAGGAGGGACAACTGGCGTCCATTTCGCCGAAGACCGATTTGATTGACCAGCATTCTGAATTCATCGGCACCTTCGAAGCCGATGATGGGCAAGAGATGGACTTTACCGACACGCTCAACGAGCAGGATATCGGCCTGCTCGAGACGTACTACAACCGGGTGGGAAAGAACCGCGGCCAGGAACGAACCAAACAGAAATGGGCCCTGCGCTCGTACTGGGATGATATCAAAGGCACGGCCAGCGCCAATGGCCACGTGGCCGCCTTCCCGCTGGAGATTCCTGCCCGTCACATCCTGCTCTATACCCAGCCCGATGAGATCGTGTTCGAGCCGTTCTGCGGATCGGGGACGACCATCATTGCCTGTGAAATCCTGAACCGTGTTTGCCGAGCCGTGGAGATTGACCCCGGCTATGTGGCCGCATCCCTGGAACGATGGCACTTGATGACTGGTGAAATGCCAGAGAGGCAACAATGACAAATATAGTTACAGATCAAGTTGTTGAGTGCCATCACACAATAACCCAGGGACGTGAACACGAAACAGGAAGTTGGTGTGTGGCCTGCGGCGTGAAGGTATTGGAAGTTGAAACGCGGGAATGCCAGGATTGCAGATGGTTCAAAGATTTGGGGCCTTTTAACCGCCCGGCGATTTGTAAAAAGCATTTGATGGGTGTGAATGCCGTTATGCACGTGACCTATTTTGTGCATGATGGCTCTTGCTTTGAAGGAAAATAACATGGGTCAACAACGAAAGAATTTCAGCGACTTGAACGAGAATGGCCAACTTGGGGATTGGTGCTTTCTCAAAAATGAAGATCTGCATTTGCTCTTGCGCTATCCCCGCACCGATGGTGAACCGTATCCCGAAGGATGGGAGCACCGCGGCGAGATTGTTAGTTTACTCATCAGTCGTGAACCGAACGTCCCCAAACATTGGCAATGGAATGGGAGCCTAGACGCTCCGACCCTAACTCCATCCATCAATGTCATCGGGAAATGGCATGGCTATTTGAGAGATGGGAAGTTGATCACAGTATGACCGATCTCCCCTACATTGCTGTATCTCTCCAGCCCCTGGCTGTGCCGATCGGCAGTCTGCATGAAGATCCTGCCAATGCGCGCGTGGGGCACGACGTGGCACGCATCTCTGCATCTCTCAAGGCTTATGGTCAACGGAAACCAATCGTCGCCAACCGCCTGCAGGATGGCAAGATCGAAGCGGGCAACGGAACATTCCGGGCTGCCAAGCAACTAGGCTGGACCCACATTGCTGTGGTCTTCGTGGATGACGACCCTGCCACTGCAGCCGCGTTTGGGATTGCAGACAACCGGGTGGCAGAGTTCAGCCGATGGGACGAAGACGTGCTGCGCGAGATCTCTGCCAGCGTGGGAGACCTGTTTACCGGATTTGAGCCCGCCGAACTGGATGACCTGGTAGGGAAGACCGTTTCCACCGAAACGCCCACGGCGGAAGACCCGGGCGCGGAGCCGGAGCGTGCCGACGAGCTGCTGGTCAAGTGGCAGGTACAGATCGGGCAGGTGTGGCAATGTGGACCGCACCGCTTGATGTGCGGGGACTCCACCAAGCGGTTAGACGTGGCGCGGTTGATGGGCAAGGATCTCGCCCGGATGATCTGGAGCGACCCGCCCTGGAATGTGAATTACGGCGGTGGGGTGGATAGCGACAATGCCCAGGGGTACAAGGTCCGGGTCATGAACAACGATAACCTGGGAAAGGAATTCCCATATTTCGTGGAGAAATTCACCGGGTTGATGTATGCATTCTGTGTACCCGGAGCGCCGATCTACGTGGCGATGGGTGCCCAGGAGTGGCCGGTCATCGATCACTGGCTGCGCGTGAGCGGGTTCCACTGGTCGAGCACCATCGTGTGGGTCAAGGATCAACTGGTGCTATCCAGGAAGGATTACCACACGCAATATGAACCGCTGTGGTACGGATGGCGAGGCGATGCCGCCCGCCTGCAGGAAGTCGTGGACCGCAAACAATCCGATGTGTGGCTGATCGACCGACCGAAGAAGAGCGAGGAGCACCCGACCATGAAACCGCTGGAGTTGGTCGAGCGGTCGCTATTGAACTCCAGCAAGCCGGGCGATATCGTGCTGGACTTGTTCGCAGGATCTGGCACGACGCTCCTCGCTTGCGAACGACAAGGGCGCATCTGCCGCACTATGGACAATGACCCAAAATACGCGGCGGTATGTCTGGAACGTTGGGCCGTGGCTACCGGGCAACAGCCAGAATTGGAAGGAATATCTTGAAAGGTCGCAGGCCAAAGCCATCCGTCGTCAGGAAATTAGAAGGCAATCCAGGCAAGCGGGCGATGAACAAACAAGAGCCCAAGGCTGCCGCAGGCGTTCCCAAGTGTCCCGAACATCTGAAAGGCGTTGCGCGCACTGAATGGAAGCGTATCATTTTGGAGCTGGCCGAGATGAAAGTGCTCTCGAGGGTGGACCGCGCCGAACTGACTCTATGTTGTTCCGCCTGGGGCATGTACGTGAAGGCATGCAAAAAGATCGAAAAAGAGGGGGAGGTCATCATCAGCGATGGTGGAGGTATGTACCAGAATCCGTGGGTGGCGATTCGCAACAGAAGTATGGAGCAGATTCATAAGTTTTATACCGAATTTGGGATGACACCGTCCAGCCGGTCGCGCATCAAAGTGGAGACACCGACCGAAGAGGATGAGATGGCAAGTCTCCTTTTTGGATCGAAGGTAAAGGTCAACAAGCAGTGAGATGGCAAAGCGCAAACGGAAGGAGGCTCTGCATCCTGCAGAACAATATGTCAGGGACGTCATAGACGGGAGAATCGTCGCCTGCAAGTGGGTGCGCCTGGCATGCGAACGTCATGTTCACGATCTGGTACATGGTCACGAGCGCGGGTTGTATTTCGACGAGGTCGCGGCCCAGCGAGTCCTGCATTTTATAGGCTTGCTGCGGCATTCAAAGGGCAAGTGGGGACGTAATGGCGGAGAACGCATTATTCTCGAAGGCTGGCAACAATTTATCATCTGGAGCGTCTTTGGCTGGATGCGCGAGGATGGCCTGCGCAGGTATCGCACGCTGTACCAGGAGGTTGCGCGCAAAAATGGCAAGAGCACCATCGGTGCGGCCATCGGTCTGTATTTGGCATTTGCGGATGGTGAACCAGGTGCGGAAGTTTATAGCGCGGCGACCAAGCGCGACCAGGCGCGCATCGTGCACAAGGAAGCGATCCGCATGGTCCGCAAGAACCAAGGCCTAAAGAAATTTATCAAGGTTTACAAGGACAATCTGAACCTTGAGCGCACAGCTAGTAAATACGAGCCGCTGGGGGCAGACTCGGATTCAACGGACGGATTGAACGTGCATGGGGTGGTAGCGGATGAACTGCATGCATGGAAAAGCCGGGAGATGTGGGATGTGCTCGAAACGGCCACGGGCTCACGCGAGCAGCCATTGATTGTGGCGATAACCACCGCAGGGATTGACCGTCGCAGTATCTGCTATGAAAAGCATGAATATACCCGCAAGGTGCTGGAGGGGTGGAAGGATGGCACCTTCGAAGACGATACATGGTTCGGGATTATTTACACGCTCGATGAGGGGGATGACTGGCGCAATGAGAAAGTCTGGATCAAGGCAAATCCGAACCTGCACGTTTCCAAAAACCTAGACGACCTGCAGATGAAGGCAAAGCGGGCTGGCCAGATGGCGGCCGCGCTGAATAATTTCTTGCGCCGCGAACTGAACGTGTGGGTGCAGGGCGCCGTCAAGTGGATGAACATGGATGAATGGCGGAAATGCGCTGGCGACGTGCCTGCGCTGGAGATGGCAGGGCGGGTGAAGGGCATGACCAGTTATGGTGGTCTGGATCTGTCCGGCACATCTGATATCACGGCGTTCGTGCAGGTTTTTCCCGATGATGATGACACCATCCGCGTACTATGCAGGTTTTGGATCCCCGAAGACACACTGGAAATTTTGCCGCATTACCGTTCCCCCGATGATGCAAAACACATTCGCCAGTGGGTGAAGGAAGGTTACATCGAGGCTACTCCTGGGAATGTGATTGACTATGATTTTATCTTTGCCCAGATCGAGAAGGATGCGGATGACTTTGACATTGACCAGATCGCATTTGATCGCTGGGGCGCGGCGCGGGTAGTGCAAGTGCTGGAAAAGCAAGGCATGCAGATGGTGCAGTTCGGCCAGGGTTTTGCCAGCATGAACCCGCCGATGAAGGAACTCGAGCGGCTCGTGCTTTCAAAGAAAATTCATCACGGGAATAATCCTGTGTTGACCTGGATGGCAGACAACCTGGTGGCGCGCGTAGACCCTGCTGGGAACATCAAGCCAGACAAGGAAAAGTCTCGCGAGAAGATCGACGGGATTGTGGCGCTGATCATGGCGCTTGACCTGGCTCTGCGGCATCCTGAGACGAAGTCAGTTTATGAGAAGCGGGGGATTCGGACGGTTGGCTAGGGTGGAGTGGTTGCGGCAATTTCAGTTCACGATACGAGAGGCATTCAGGTAGGAGAAGTGTTGACGGGTGCGAAGAAGATCGTATAATCCACTTATATTGAGGAGGCCCTATGAAGGATAGATTTGTTGTAACGCGTGTATTGGGAACCGTTGATCTTGACACTCCGGAATTACGAGAGCAGAACAAAAAGAAAATGAGGTTGGTCGCTGGTGGGGCATATCCATATGCCATCAGAGAAATGATGAAACAGTGTGGGCATGGAATCCTTTCCAGCAGTAATGATCCTCAAGAGAAAGAGGATGCGAAATTACTAATATGTTATAGCTGGTGGTCGAGGGCGCTGGAAGGCGGGATACCCAAACGATATTTTGAGGCTTTTATGTTAGACCATCTAAAACATCTAGACGGTGACCCTGGTATAAATCTGGTGAAGTGGCAGAAATACGGTTAGGACAACCTGTTCACTCTTGATTTTTATGCTATAATGCTTTCAACAATTGAAGCACTCCTGGTGTAGACCGGGAGAATTTGTCGGAAATGAGCGCCCGACTCTCTATGTGAGAGTCGGGCGCTTTTTGTTTTGCTTTTGGAGGTAGCGTTGAGGAAATGGACTGTGGCGCAGGCGCCATTGCGGACAGACCCAGGCGGCCGAGTGAAATTGCTCGACATGCCGCGCCATCGTCTGTGCGATCCGACAGGCGTGACGCAGGAAGTCCTTTATCGAGGCATACCGACGACATGGGCTGAAGTTGTTTATCACGACAGCGCGGGCAGGCACTATGGGTGGGTTTATGCTGCACTGCTCGAAGACTACGACGAGACCGATCATCCCCCGATTGTTTCCATCCCCAACCAAACGACCGATCCCCAGGATGCGGCGCAGTACATGATCTGGCGCGACCAGAAGCAATATAACATGTGCGGCGAACTGTGCGTGTCGTTCATCGCGGTTGCCGATCTGGGCGCGCTTCTCAACGATTGGCAAGCGAAGGCGATCAATATATTCCAGCGCGTGTTTGGGAGCGGTGGGCGGGCGCGCGGTACCGGTCTGGGGGAACTCGACAGCATGCTCTCGATTTTCGGCTATCCAACTCCATCCATCCGTCTCGATATAGGCCTGCGCGATCCCATCCTGGAGCGCCCGCTGGTCACCCCTGCGCGCATCCAGAGCATGCTGACGTTGCATCAGGCGATCGTGGGCGTCAAGATTGACGGCGCCACGGGCAATCTGCGCGGGAGCGGGATCGCGCATTGGGTTGTGTTGGAAAATGTGTACCCCCACGGGATCAACCGCGGCATGGCGGAAATTTACAACCCCTACCACAATCAAATGCAGGGCTATTCCTGGGATGAGTTGGTGAGCTCAATGGGCAGCCCGTATGGTCTATGGGTGGCGAGGAGATAGATGGAGAATTCCTCCTATATCAGTTTGCTTGTTCAGGTCCCCTTGGTCGGGATGTTCATCTGGTTCACACTCCGCCAAAGCAAGGATTTTTTATCGGCAATGGAAAAGCGCGACGAGCAGTGGCGTATTTTTCTCAAGGATCACACCGAGGCCACCAATATGGCGATCGGTCGGATTGCTGAGGAAGTCAAGAACCTGGGGCGTGAGGTGTCGGAAATGCGCGGGAGGAACGGAAAATGAAATACCGTTTCGATGGAAACGATGGAATGTATTACCTGGGACTGCTCCTGCTGGGTCTCGGCCTGGCGTTTAGCGTATCCTGGCAAACCGCGTCGATCGTGGTCGGAGCGATCCTGGCCGCGGTGAGCGCGATCAATTCGTATGTGCTGGTGTGGCTGAGTAAATAATGCTGCTCAAACCGTCGATGATCATCTCGCGTGCAACCGCACTTCCCCCTTCCAGATCTGTGGATCGGAATGCAGGATCCTCTGCGCGCGCTTTGCGCGAAACGAGTCACAGCGACGAGATCATCACGCCTGAAATTTCTCTGACCGTGCCAGGCGTTCTGGCAGCCTTCACAATCTTGTGTGAGGATATCTCCAGCCTGCCGCTGGTGCTCTATCAGCGCGGGCCGGGCGAGGAGCGCCAGCGCGCTTACGGAAACAGTTATTACAGCCTGATGCATGATGCCCCCAACTCAGAGCATACCAGCATGACCTTCCGCGAAATCGAGATGGGTCATCTGCTGGCCTGGGGGAACTTCTACGCCCAGATCATCACGGACCGCCAAGGCAATGTAGCAGAGCTCTGGCCATTGCGCCCCGATCGAATGACGGTGCAGCGGGTGGATGGAGAGAAGGTTTATCGGTATCTGACCAGCGAAGGCAAACCGGTCACATTCCTGCGGGATGAGATATTGCATGTTCCCGCGTTCGGCTTCGATGGGCTGGTCGGTTATTCGCGGATCGCCCTGGCTCGCAACACAATCGGACTGGCGATGGCCACCGAGCGTTTTGGTTCGAAATTTTTCGCAAACGATGCCCGGCCAGGGATCGCGCTCAAACATCCGACGACTCTCTCCGACACCGCATACCAACGGCTGGTGGCATCCTGGGACGATAAGCATAAAGGGGCGGATAACGCCCACAAAACTGCAATCCTTGAAGAGGGGTTGGACATTGCCGAGATTGGTTTCCCGCCTGAAGACGCCCAGTTCATTGAGACCCAGCGATGGACGGTAGCGCAGATCGCCAGAGTCTTCCGCGTCCCGCCACACATGATCGGCGACACCGATCGATCGACGAGCTGGGGCACTGGCATCGATAGCCAGGAGCAGGGCTACGTCAACCATACGTTGCGCCCGTGGACGGTCCGCATTGAGCAATCCCACAATCAACAGTTATTGCTGCCTGATGAGCGAAAAATATATTTCTGGGAGCACCTGTTCGATGCTCTCGTGCGCGGCGATCTGACAACCCGATATGCCACCTATACGCAGGCCATCACCAATGGAATCATGTCGCCCAACGAAGTGCGGCGCAAAGAAAATATGAGCCCGTACGAAGGCGGTGATGTCTATGTTTTGCCGCTAAACACCGGCCCGGCGGATCAAACCGATGATGAAGATGCTCCCGAGGAAAAGACGCCTGACGAGGATATGGAAGACATGCAGGCACGAACCCGGCCATTGTTTCTGGATGCGGCCCAGCGCGTGCTCAGGCGCGAGACCAGCGAACTGCGTGACGCCGGTCAGCGTTGGCTGGATAAAGGCAAGGCGGAGAAATACCAGGCTTGGGTCGAGCAGTTCTACAAACAAAGTCTCCCGTCTTTTGCATTATCTGTGTTCCAGCCGTTGATAGATGCGAATTTAATTTCACTAGTAAAAGTGCAGACGTGGCTTGCCATATTCTGCGAGGTGCGCGGCGACCAGGCGCGTACAGACGCCAATATCTCAGACTATCCCCCCGCTGATTTTGTGCGGGGATTATTGGAGTAACCATGATGAAACATGCCCCCATTCGATGCTTCGAAGGCAAGGCCCAGCCTGGTGATCCGTTCTGGACAATCACTGCGTCCAACGATGGCACGGAAGCCACCCTGCAGTTCTACGGTGTGATCTCGGAATTTTCCTGGCTCGGGGATGAGATATCGCCAAAGAAATTCCAGGATGACCTGTTGCGCGTTGGCCAGGGAAAACCGATCACCCTGAGGATCGATTCGCCGGGCGGTGATCCCATCGCAGCCTCGGCCATTAGTGCGATCATCTCATCCTATCCCGGCAGGGTGACGGCCCAGATTGACGGCCAGGCGTCCAGCGCAGCCGTGCTGGTGGCGTTGGCGGCCAGCCGCGTGCGGATCATGGATACAGCCTACATGATGGTGCACGATCCAGCGGTCAATATCTTACTGGCGCTGTTGGATATTGAGACCTTGAGCCACCTGTACACATCCCTGCAATCCATCAAGGCGGGCATGGTGGCTGCCTACTCGGCCCGGACAGGGTTGAGCGAAAAGCAACTCAACCAGATGCTCACCGATGAAACATGGATGAGTGCGCAAGAGGCCGTGGATTTCGGCTTTGCGGATGAGATCGTCAAGGGCGGGCAGAAGCGATCTGCAAAGAAGTTTGAAAATGTGCTGCGGAATTTCGAGCACGTGCCCCCCGCCCTGTTGAATATGGCGGAAGAACCCGAGGAAGCCAGCGAAGGGGATGAACCCCCGGTAGCTGAACCTATTGAGCCAGACGAGGCAGGTCAGGCCGTGCCAGGCGGCACGGAAGACGGTCCGGCGGAGGATCCGCTGGCCGCGCCGAAGCTCGCTCTCCAATCCAAGCGTGTAGTGTCAAAACAAGGAGTAACCATGTACATGCGTGAATTGATTCAAAAACGCTCCACTCTGGTCGCTGAAGCCGACGCCCTGGTGAAACAGGCCGACGGCGAAGGCCGCGATTTCACCACTGAAGAGCGGGCCCGCTTTGTCGCCATCCTCGGCGAAGGTGAGACGCCCGGTGAGATCGGCGCCCTGGACGCCCAGATCGAGCAGATCGAAGGCGAGCGTGAGAGACTGCGCGCCGCTGCGGAGAAGAAATTCTCAGACCGTCAGACCAACAAACCCGAACCGTCAGCGCCTGGAAACACCATGAAGCGCGGCGAGTTCGTTGCGCTTTCCCCTGCCGACCAGGCCGCCTTTGTGCGCAACGGCGGCAAGATCACAGATTAGCGAGGAAATCACATGTCCAACACCCTTACCAATCTCATTCCCGACATTTATGCTGCGCTGGACGTAGTCTCGCGCGAGCTGGTCGGGTTCATCCCCGCCGTGGCACGCGATCCCAGTGCTGACCGGGTCGCGCTGAATCAGACCCTGCGCGTCGAGCAAACTCCGGCCAATGCGGCAGGAGGCGATATCACCCCCGCGATGGCGCTCCCTTCGGCGGCCGACCAGACCATCGGAAACAAGAGCCTGACCATCACCAAGAACCGCTTCTTCCCGTTCTCGTGGACGGGCGAAGAGCAATATGCGGTCAATAAAGGCCCTGGATATCTGACCATCAAGCAGGATCAGATCGCCCAGGCCGTCCGCGCCGCGATCAACGAGATGGAGACCGATATTGCCACCGCCGCGTACAAGGGCGCATCCCGCGCCTATGGAACGGCCGGAACCACTCCATTTGCCTCCACCCTCGCGGATCCCGCCAATGGAAAGAAAATCCTTGACGACAACGGCGCCCCCTCGTCAGACCGCCACCTGGTGATCAACACCACCGCAGGTGCGGCCATGCGCACGCTTGCCCAGCTCACCAAGGCCAACGAAGCCGCCGATGCATCCCTGCTGCGGCAGGGCGTCCTTTTGGATATCCACGGCTTTGCCATCCGGGAATCGGCGAAGGTGCAGGCCGTCACCAAAGGCACCGGATCGGGCTATCTGGTGGATCTGGTGGCAGGCTATGCAGTCGGCGACACCACGGTTCATGTGGACACCGGGACCGGCACGATCCTGGCAGGGGACTGTGTCACCTTCGCGGGCGACACCAATAAGTACGTGGTGGCGACCGGCTTCGCGGGCGACGGCGATGGAGACATCGTTCTGGCCGCCCCTGGCCTGCGCCAAACCCTGGCGAATGATGTGGCCATGACCATCGGCAACAGTTTCACCGCCAACGTGGGCTTCACGCGCAACGCCATCCTGCTGGCCACCCGCCTGCCCGAATTGCCGGAGGAAGGTGACATGGCTCTCGACCGCATCGTGATCACCGATCCATTGACGGGCATTTCGCTCGAATTCGCCGTTTATCCCGGCTACCGCATGAACGTCTACCACGTCTCGCTGGCGTGGGGCGTGACGGTGATCAAACCGGAACATGCGTTCGTGTTGCTCGGCTAGGAGTGAATCATGGCCGAATTGATTGTGATGGAAAAAGAGGGCGGGCGGATGAACGTCCCGCCTGCCAAACTCCAAGAGTATTTGGATGCAGGCTGGGTGGAGGTGGAGCGCGTCGTGATGACGAGCGACACTCCCCCCGCCGGGTCCGAGACTCCTGAAGCCAAGCCGAAGGCCCCGTCGCGGAAGCGATCGGCCGAGGCTGCCGACGCCTAGTGAGACTCCCTGTCGCCGTTGGCCCTTCCCCAGCGGCGGCAGGGGCTCCATTTGAGGTTCCCCCCTGTGACCCTGCGCCTGATCACCGCCCCAACCACCCAGCCCGTTTCCACGGCAACAGCCAAGACCTTCCTGCGCGTGGATGGCACAGATGACGATACGTTGATCGCATCGCTCATCAAGGCCGTCACGGAGAAGGGCGAGGAGCTCTCCCGGCGCGCATTCATTACGCAAACGCTGGAGATGACGCTGGATGACTGGCCAGCTGACTATCGCCTGTCTCTCCTGCGGCCTCGCCTGCAGAGCGTGACATCTGTGAAATATCTCGATGCAGATGGTGTGGAGGCCACGTGGACGGATTACCTGGTGGACACGAAGAGTGAGCCTGGCGCGATCCTGTTCAACAGCGTGCCTGGCACGGAACTGTTGGCGTCGGGTGCGATCACGGTCCGTTTTGTGGCGGGCTATGGGGCTGTCGATACCGATGTTCCAGAGCGCATCAAACAGGCCATATTGTTTCTGGCGGCGTACTGGTATGAGAATCGTGACATGGTGGGCGATGTGCCGTTGGGCATTCGCAATATGTTCGTGAACGAAAGGGTTGTGTGGTTCTGATGGCCGGATATGCTGTGAAAGTCGCCGATCTGCGCACCCGTATCACGTTCCAGAGCCCAACCGTAACGGCGGACTCTGGCGGCGCGCAGGTGCCCAGCTGGGCGAATATCAGCACAAACCCGACGGTCTGGGCGCGCTGGATCAATGCGCACGGCGATGAACTGGTGAACAACGAGGCCGTCCAATCCACCCAGCGAGCGACCGTGACGATCCGTCATCGTACTGATCTCGTAGAAAGTTGGCGGATCAAACGGGATGACAACACGTATTGGCAGATCATCTCGATTGACCAGGTGCAGGATCGCAACCGCTGGATCGAGCTCGTGGTCGAGCGCGTGAAAGGAACGCTGTAACGTGACTACACAAGGCAAATTCACGCTGACTGGGATTGCAGAATATCTGGAGGATCTAGCCAAAGCTGCAGAGGACATTGATCAGGTTGTGCAGGAAGTCTTGATGGATGCTGCGCTCGATGTGCAAGCCGAAATGCGTAGCCTTGTTCCTGTTGATACAGGCAACTTGCTGGCACATATCCAGATTGATGGGCCCCACCAAGAAGGCAACTTCAGCTATGTTGAGGTTGGTGTGATTCACGATATCGAACACACAGACGCAAATACGGCTATCTATGGCAATGTTATGGAATATGGCTCGGCGCGCGTTGCGCCACAGCCATATATCCGTCCCGCGTTGGCGAGAAAGAAGGGCGTCATCAAGATTGCCTTGAAAAAAGCCTTGGCGCGCTTTGGGTTGCCAACATGACCACGATCTTCGAGCGCGTGAAAACCGCACTGGACACGCTCAGCCCTGCAATCCCCTACGCCCTGGGTCAGTACCTGACGGCCAATGGCGCCGACCTGCCTGATACGTTCATCGCCTACCTCGAGGTTTCCGGCGTGCCAGAGCAGCATGCCGACGACGCAGAATCCCTGCGCAGTTATCGAGTTCAAATTTCCATCTATGCCCGGGCCGGGCTGGTCAGCCTCCCTGATGTGGATACGGCCATGCTTGCCCAGGGCTTCCGAAGAGGTCCCGAGCGTCAGCTGCCCTATGACAAGGACACACGTCATTTCGGCCTGGCGAAGGACTACTTCTATCTGTAAAGGAGTGCACCATGAATTACAAGTCCTACGTTGGCGTTGACCAGGTCTACTATGCCCTGGTGACGCAGGATGATGAGTCCGCCTATGCGGCGGGCACACCTGCCTACCTGGCGCCAGTTATGCACGTGGCACAGGCGCCCAAAGTGAGCAGCAAAGTCCAGTATGCGGACAACCAGCCATTCGACGCGATGAGCGCCGAGGGCGAGACCGAGCTGGATGTGGAGATCACCGGTCTGCCCCACAGCGTGGAGGCAGTCATCCTAGGCAAGATCTGGGATGAGGTAAACGACCGCCTGTATGACCACGGCGGGCAGGCGCCCTACGTGGCGCTGGGATTCCGGGCGAAGAAGTCAGACGGTACGTACCGCTACTACTGGTTCCTGAAGGGGCAGTTCTCCGCTCCTTCCGAGGAGCAGGCCACCCAGGCTGACGCGCCGGATCCCAAGAGCATCAAGGTAAAGTTCACAGCGGTGCGCACAGTGTACGAGTTCGACCTGGACGGTGGCACCACCGTGGCGAGCGTCAAACGCGTAAAGGGCGACACGGCCGACGCCGGTTTCAGCGCGACCAACTGGTTCACCGCGGTGCAGGTCCCGAACGCTGGCACGCCGTCGGCGATCACCTGCACGCCTTCGCCCGCGGATGCGGCCTCAGGCGTGGCAGTTTCCACCAGCATCACCCTGACCTTCAACAACCCGCTGGCGGGCGGCGCCGAGAACGGCATCGTACTGACCACTACAGCGGGTGTGGTCAAGGCCTGCAGCCGCACGTTGAACGCGGCGCGCACGGTCGTGACATTGGACCCGACCACGAACATGGACGCGCTCACCGACTATCTGGTGATCGTACCTGGCGTGACCGACATCTATGGTCAGTCGTTCGCAGATGTTGCCTACGACTTCACCACGGCGTAATCAATCCAATATCCCTGCCCCGAGTCAACGGGGCAGGGATGAATGAGAAACGGAAGGAACTCATGGCAAACACACCGATCACCATCACTTTGTACGGCGCGAATGATGAGGAGAAGCGCACCTACAGTCGCGCCATCATCCCCTGGGGCACGCTGAAGCGGGCTATCCGGCTGACGAAATCTGTCAACCAGAATGCCATCTCCGAAGGCGATATGGATGCGATCGCCGGACTGGTTGTGGAAGCGTTCGGCGAACAGTTCACGCTGGATGAGCTGGATAAGGGCGCGGATATCGGCGAGATGCTGGTGGTGCTTGAGAACATCGTGTCCAGGGCGGGGGCGCTGGTGAAGGCAAACCCTACCAATCTGCCGCCCTCGAACTCGAAGAAGAAACTGCGATAGACGAGGATGGCAACTGGATACTCGACCTAGAGTGCATGCTGGTTGAGTTGTTCCACTGGCCGCTGCATGAAATCGACGCGACCGACATCTCAAGCCTGATCCCGTTTGTGTTCCATTACCCGCACTGGAAAGGGACACGCGGCAGGCCGGATCGGACGAGAACACTATTTGCAGATGAGGCTGACTGGTTGTAATGGCTGATGCTGAGAGACTCTCTGGAAAAGTAGGACTGGACACCACCGATTTCAAGACCGGACTGGCGGCGATGAACCGCGAGTTGCGAGTCATCGAGTCGGGGTTTCGCGCGTCGGCCGCCAGCCTGGGGGATTGGGCGCAGGATGCGAGCGGGCTGGAGATGCGGATCGGGTCGCTGACCAAATCCATCGAGGTGCAACAGCAGAAGGTCGCGGCAGTGCGCGGCGAGTACGAACGGGTGAAGGCCGAGAAGGGCGAGACATCCCGGGCTGCGCAGGATCTGGAAATTAAATTAAACAAGGAAACTGAGACGCTCGGAAAAATGGAAAGTGAGCTACGCAATACCGAGAGCTCACTGGCTGAGATGCAGGATGGAAGCGACCAGGCAGAGCAGTCGGTGGATGACCTGGGCGAAACGAGCGAGGAGACTGGCGGGAAGCTGGAAGGCTTCAAGACCGTGCTGCACGGCGTGGGCGCGGTTGCCAAAGCAACGGTGGGCATTCTGCTTGGACTGGTGGCCGGTGTAGCGGCCGTGGCTGCGGCAGTGTCCGGGCTGGTCTTCGGTTCCGCCAGCGCGTCGGCTGAACTGGTGGACATGAGCGCCAAGACCGGTATCAGCACCGAGCGATTGCAGGAGTTGAACTACATCGGCGAGCAAGTGGGAACGAGCCTGGACACGATTGCAACCAGCCAGGCTAGGCTGACGCGCACAATGGCCGCGGCGCAAAGCGGCAGTAAAGATGCCGCGGATGCGTTCAAGACTCTGGGTGTGGATGTCGAGAACACCGACGGAACCCTGCGCAGCCAGCAGGAAGTCTTCGAGGAGACGCTCGATGCACTGGGGCAGATCGAGAATGCGGCCGAGCGGGATGCACTGGCAATGCAGATCTTCGGCCGCGGTGCGATGGAGCTCAACCCGCTGATCAAGACCGGCTCAGATGAAATGGGCCGATTGGCAGACGAGGCGCACCGCGTGGGTGCGGTCATGTCCGAGGAGGATGTGGCAGGGTTGGAAGCCTTTGACGATACGCTGGCCAGCCTAAAACTTGGATTGCAGGGAACACTGGGCACGCTCTCAACGGCCTTCCTGCCGGGCTTCCAAGCGGTGTTCGGGCAGTTGGGCGGATATCTACAGACGTTTGCAGGAATTGTTAATACGTCGGGTGGCGATACCGACCAAGTGATCAATGGCCTGATGGGCCTATTCACGCGGATCGTTGGCGATATCGCTACGCAAGCGCCACAGTTACTGCAGGCTGGGCTGGGAATCGTGCAGGCAATACTGTCAGCGATCGTGAAGGCACTGCCTCAACTGCTGAGCGCTGGCATTTCCATCCTGAACACACTGGTCAATTTCATCGTGCAGAACCTGCCGATGCTAATCGATGCGGGTGTGCAGATCCTGCTGACACTGGTCAATGCTATTTTGCCGCAACTGCCTCTTTTGGTAGAGGCCGGAATCCAAGCCATCACGATGTTGATGAATGGCCTGGCGAGCGCTGCCCCGGAGTTGGTGCCTGTTATTGTTTTGGCGATAGGTCAGATATTGCAAGTCATCATGGACAACCTACCTGCCTTCCTTGATGCGGGCGCGCGCTTGCTAATCAGCATATCGCAGGGACTGGTCAATGCGGTCCCACAGAGCGCGAAAGAATCCATCGAGCGGTTCCTGACGGAACTGACCTGGAATATCGTCAGCGGAGCCATCCGATTGGCGGAGAGCGGCAAAGAGCTTTTACAGAATCTGAAAGACGGCCTGATCAATGGGCTGCCTTCGCTGGGCGAGATCGGCGCAAAGATTGGAGAAACTCTCAAGAAGGCGGTCGTGGGCATTACATTTGTGCTGTTGGGAGTTGGCAAAGATATCGTGAACGGCATCTGGCGAGGGATTGAGGCGCTGCGGGACTGGTTCTACCAGAAGGTCTTTGATTTCTTCGAGGGGATCGTGGAAGCTGTGCAATCTGCTCTCGGCATTCAGTCGCCAAGCAAGGTGATGTATGCCCAGGGCGTGCAGGTGGTGCGCGGCTTCGCGCTGGGTATCGGAAGTGAAATGGGCAAATTGGAACAACAGATGGCCGCGGCGTTTGGCGGGCTGGCAGTCAATCCTGCATTCTCGGTGACGCCTACAGGAGGATTTGGCAGTGGCGCTGGCGGGGCAGGCGGAAACGTGACAAATGTGTATCTGTATGGTGTGCAGGTTGGATCGGGCGTCGGGCGGGATGTGACGCTCGGCCAGCTGCTCGAGAAGTTGAATCAATAAAAGGTCATATGTGGCATATTAAATCTTTTAATGGCATCAGTCTGAACGACGCGACATATTTCGCATTTTTGGCGGATGAGGACAATCCGACCATCCTGCCAACCATCAACGCAACCATCATCAAGCGCGGGGCATTTGCGCCGGAGATCGCTGGGCTTGAACGGGAACCGGATGTACTGCTTGCGACCGTGCGGATCAAGGCGGCAGACTGGCGGGCCGCAATGAAAACATTGGGGACAACATTCCGCAACGATGAGACATCACTGCATCCGCTGATCGTGATCGATAGCAACGGGACTGAGTGGACCGTGCAGGCTCGAGCCAAGGCGCTACTGCGGCCCAAGACTGGTAATGATTTCAAGGTGCTGCTGGATGTGCCGGATCGCATCTGGAGCAAGGCAGCGACACCGGTCATCATGAGCATTACGAGCAGTCCAGCCAACCAGGCTGTGACGAACGCGGGCAACACAAAGAGCGCGCCGAAATTCACGTGGAAACCGACCGCACAGAAGAACACTGGATTTTTGTATCGGCATTGGGTGCCAATCCGAAACGCGACCAGCCTGGCGTTTGTGGATTTCGGACTGGACTTGGCAGGCGGGACGGTGAACGCATCGGTCAGCAACCAAATCAACCAAGTGGGCGGAATCACGGCGGCGGCAACCACAATTGCAATTGATACAGCGGTGGGCGGAGGCCTACCAACGATTGGCATTGGCAAAGTTGACGACGAAATCATTGCCTGGCTGGCCAATTCCGGCTCATCGCTGACCAACGTGCTGCGCGGGCTGGGAGGTACGGCTGCGGCCACGCATGCTGACAACGCAGTGATCACTGGCTACGGATTGGATACGACCGGCTGGGTGGCAGATGCGACCATCAGCAACCAAATCAACCAGGGGGGTGGAATCACAGATGCGGCAACCACGATACCGATCGATACGGATGTCGGCGGAGGATTGCCAAACTCTGGCATGGGATACGTGGATACAGAGCAGATCGCCTGGACCGGCAAATCTGGCGGGCAACTGACCGGTGTGACACGCGGCATTGGAGGCACGGCCGCAGCCACGCACGCAGACAACGCGGTGATCAAGCTTTCCTACATGCTGGCCAATGGCGCAGACTTGCGATTTTATTTAGACGGTCTGGAGACCAGCCTGTGGCTCGATGGGATAAATACAACGCTATCGCATCTATGGGCAGTGATCAACCTGGTGCCGAAAATCGAGCTGGCGCTGAAAACGCAGATCGCAGCTACGGGCGATGTGACCGCGCTCGAATTCGCCTTGACGACCGCGAACCGCGAGGCGTTCGCTAAATTGCCGACCAGTGGGATGATCCAGATCGGCGATGAAATGTTCACGTACAGCAGCAAAACGTCAATGACGTTATCCGTGACCGTTGCGGAACGAGCAGCCAAGGACACAAGCATGGCACTGCATGCGGTGGGAGCCACGTGCTATTGGATCGAGCACGACGCGTGGATCTATTCCGGCAACCCGTCACTGAGTGCTGAGACAGATGACACTAAAAAGCCGATGCTCGACCTCGGCGATTCCAGCAATCTGCTGAGGGTCTGGTATGAGTTCCGCGAGAGCACCGGCTTGCGCGTCAATTCATTCATGATGAATGTGTTGCGCAGCAGTAACGTGGCGGAACGGGGAAGCAGAATCTATACAGGCGATCATCAGGATGAGACTGCCGATCCTGCCACGGAGGCAGGTATGCGTATGATGGCAACGTATCGTAATGGGCGGTGGAACCCTGAAAACGGAAAAATCGCCACCTCGATTTATGAGCCTGCGGGTATCCAGGCGGCGGCAATCAATGCAGAAAAATATCGGGTCGGCTCCTGGCCGAACCTGTGCAGGATGGAGAAATCAAAAGACGGCGTGCTCTACGCATCACAGTACGCGATCGCGACTCCAAGCGTCGCAAGCAGCTGGCAATCCATAGCATCCGGGTGGCAATCGTTTGGAACAGGATATCGGCATATGCGGGTGCTAATGGAAGGAGTGGTCAATGCTGGCGCATCCTACGAGGCGGATGTCGAGCTGAATGATTGCGCAATTGCGTTAATCAACCCGCCGGTCGTTTCGATTGGGACACGGCAGACCAACAGCTATGAGGCCAATTTCTCAGTAGAGAACGCCGCGAATGGTCAGTCATTCCAGATCAACTTCACGGGTAAGTTGGACGGTGAACTGGTGATTGATTGTAAAGCGAAAACGATTCGGTATCTGGTGGATGGCCAATATTATCGAGTGGCGCTGACCAAACCGACCAACCAAACGCCGTGGATGGAGCTCGAGGCGGGTAGCAACACATTGACCTATACCGAGGAAGGCGCAACAGGCGTAACGTTGACCATTGAGTATGACGATATGCTGGTGGCCTGATGTCTAGTTATGCATTGCTATTCGACCGCAGCGGGAAATTACTGGATGAGATCAATGGCACGTTCTCACGCTCGTGGAAACTGTCCGCGTCTGATCAATGCAAATTTGCGTTTCCGGTCAGTAGCCCAAAATGCACGCGGCGAAATTTCGAGGCGGGCAACTTCATCGTGGTCTACAACGAGGATGGGCTGACAGCCTGGGGCGGGCGGATGGATATGCCGAGAGGCTGGCAAAGCGGCGAAATAAAAATCACAGCCTATTCTGGCGAGGATCAATTTGCGCAACGGGCAGGTGTGCCGTTTGTTTATCCCTACGTGGTAAAGGCTACAGCTGGGGTGATATTCCAGGAGCTTGTCCGAGTGGCAAACCTGGAGGAGGACACATTGTTACGGCCAGGAGAGATCTATATGGGAGGCGCCACTACTGCGCTGGAGATCTCGCCCGCGACGCTGCTCTCGATAGGGATCACGAGACTGCTGAAACGGACTGGGATGGATTACTCTGTTGAGCCGGTAGTGCTCGGCAACCAACTGACGTTCCAGGCGAACTGGTATGAGCGACGCGGCAGTCTGGTCGGCGCGGGATTCAACGACCGCAACTCCGAGTTGGTGGAGGACGGGCTCGAGGAGCAGGGGCCAATCATCAACCGCGTGTTTGCCTATAGCGACGGCGAATCAAATGGCGAACGAAAATATTATCTAGCAGAGGACAAGGAAAGCCGCGCACAATTTGGCCTGCATCACAAACCGCTGCCGGTGTCGACCGATGGCGAAGGGGCGGAGGCGGTAGTCAAATGGGCAGCTGAGGCGGAGGTCAAACGACTGGCCTGGCCGCGCAAGGTCTATAAGGGGACGGCCAAACGAACTGATAATTTTTTTAGCACATTGGATATCGGCAACATCTATCCATATGAAAACGCCGAGGCGGGTTTCGGCGATGGCGAAGAAATTGGCACTGAAACTCACGTGCGTTTAAAAGGAATGGCCTATACGGATGGCGACGACAATGCAAGCGTGGTATTAACCGAGGAGATTCTATGAACCGTGATTTTCTGGCAGGGCTGGACTTGGGTGATGACAATGATCTGCGTGCACGCGTACGTGCACTAGAGGATATGATGCAGTGGAGGCAGACACATAGTATAAATCTATTGGAAAACGGGGTTTTGCGCGACCTAATGAGTGACGGTTTTTTGTCCGTATTTCCGTTTGGCAACGGTGCGGACGGGGATGTGGAAATATCAAGCAACGCCACACTGACGCGGGATATGTATTACGGTAATCTGACCATCACAAATGGTGCGAGCGTACAGACCGACGGCTACAAAATTTTTGTGGCGGGCAAGCTGCAAATTGATGCAGGCGCACGACTGCACTGTGATGGTGGTGGCGGTGGAGGTAGCGGCGGTGGGGTGGCTGGTCTGGGGGGCAGCAGCGTGAACATTGGGGCAATCAACTCGCCTCGAGGTGCAAATGGCACCGCAGGTGGGACTGCGGCGGCAGCTGGTTACAGCCTCGGGCTCGCTGGTACTGTAACCGATTCATTTATCCCAGCCGTGACATCATCGTTTGCGCCGTTCACCTGGCAGGTGGGTTGCGGCGGTACTGGCGGCGGCGGGCATGGCGCGGGCGCGCTGCTCGACTCATCCAACACAGACCAGTCTATGTTCCACAGATATGCTGGCGGACGCGGCGGGCACGCGGCCGGAACCGGGATTACGCAACTGGGCGGCGGCGGCGGTGGCGGTGGCGCCGGCATTCTTTTTCTAACTGTGTACGAACTGGATAATGCGGGTGTAATTTCGGCCAGTGGGGGCGCGGGAGGCAACGGACAGACAGTCGGCGCGCTCTCGTCTGGCAATGGCGGTGGTGGTGGCGGCGGCACAACGATAATTTTCTATCACATACTCAGCGGCTCTGGCATCGGCACCAGGGATGTATCCGGCGGTGCGGCCGGAACTGGAGGCAATGGCGGCTCGTCCGGTAACAATGGTCAAAATTATAGTTTCAACATTTGAAAGGAATACGATGAAAACACTTTATTTGGCACTGTTGATCGTCATACTGGCTGCCGTCATCGCCCAGCCAGTGACTGCAGCACGCAGTTCATGCGTCTACATGCTAACCCGCCATGATGCATATATGGTGGATTGGCTTTCTCAAGGACGTGTATTCGTTCCAGGCGGCAGTGAGGTCTACAATTGCGGATGCTCTGGCCAGTTGTGCAGGATCTATTACGGCCTGTGGGTGATCCCGCCCGTTTACGATGGATGGATCGGGATACAGGCATTCTGGCCGTGATTATGCGCGCTGTTTGAGTAATTCCAGCAATTCGTCCAGCTTGTCTTCGAGACTTCCGCCTGTTTTGGAATTCCCCAAACGGGCAATGATATTGCGCACATCATCGCCGACCAGATTGCCATAGATACCGTCGGTGATGGTCACGCTGGAGTGCATTACATTCTGGCTGATGGCTTTCAGTTCAGCCATGCTGCCAGCGCGTTTCAGGGCATATACCACATGCCCGTGGCGCAATTTGTGAGGGGATAGATAGGTTACACCTGCGCGAGCACAGATCAAGCGGACATCCTCCTCGATCACACTGTTTCTGCCTTCGAAGGCTATTGTGGTGGGTTTCAGAGACATGCCGTCGTTGGTGAGCGTCGCGTACCAGAGAGCCGAGTCGGGTAGGGCGCGCACGCGGCGATCCCAGGTATTCACGACGGCCAGCAGTTCGGGGATCTCGAGCAGGTAGGTAATGGCCGCCTTGCGGTTTTTGGTACGAACCCCATACTCGGGCAGCTGTCTTACCTGGCGCTCCCCGATATCCACGCAGGAGATTGGCAGGGATGCCAGCGCATCGGCGCGCATGCCGGAGAGGAACAACATGCACACAGCCACCTTGCCACGCTCTTCCCGCAGTGTTTCTGTGGAAACGGCCGCGATGCGCCGCACCTCCTCCAAACTGTAAAATTGATGGGGGGACAGGCGGAAGTCCCGCCGAGCCTGGCGCGGGGGCTGCAGGAAATCGATCCAGCCATCCGAGAGCGATTTGTAGCGGAGCGGCCATTCCACACGGGCAAACCTGAAGAACTGACGGGCGTTAGCTAGGCAGCGGATCACGGAAGCGGGGGCCAGCGGCTTCTCCCGGCCATCCGCTCGGGCCGTCAGCAGGTAGACCGGGAACGATGGGTCAAGGGAACGGGCCTGTGAGAAGGGGGTCTCGTCCGACCACTCCAGCAGGTGACGGAGATGCGACCGGGCGCGCTTGGTAGTCTCTGGATCATTTTGGCGGACGCGCTCGATGTGATGTAGATAGGCGCGGATATCCAGCCAGTTTTGACGATGGATCACTGTGCGCCTCCGTTCCGTCGTGCTCGGGCACGATTGACCGTAGTGCCGCATGCAGGGCAGGGCGCTTGCAGGAGCTCCAGATATCGGTTGACGGTCCGCACGCGAGGCGTAATCAACGGGACCGCCTGGTTGCAACGCATGCACCATGCATGGCCAGCGGGCAGGCCTGCGCGCTGGCTCCGCTTTTTAGATATCGTCTCTCGTGCCCAGGCAGCAAAGGCCGGGCCGTGGATCCAGACGTCGCCTTGTGCATCACGGGTATGCGGCGCGCCGGCGGGGAGATAGGATCGGTAGACCGTATCCTGTGCAACGCCGATCTCCTCGGCAATCTCGGACGGTCTATAGAGCATATCCAGCAAACGGCCGAGTTTGACGATGTGGCAATGTTTCAGTTTTGGCTGTCTCATATGCGCTCCAGGAATCAAAAAGGCGAAAATGCGCGAGCCGCATAAGCGGCGGCCGCTGGAACGCATCTCGCCTCCTGAAGCGATGGAGTCCACGGTCATAGTTGGACTCTTAGGTTTTGGTCGGGGCGAGAGGATTTGAACCTCCGACCTCTTGGAACGCGGATCACATCGAGGAACCCGTCATTTTGCTTTTTCCTTGACCAGGAGCGTGCGAGATGCGCTATTTTTCAGCAATGATCTCAAGATCACTGAGCTCAAGATCGAGCCGTACTCCAAAATCGGCTTGTTCACCAGTTGAGCGCTTGATAAATCCGCCTTTGACGCTGGCATAGCACTCTCCAACAACATCGACGAGTTGAAGAGCGGAGAGCCCCTGTCTGTACTTTTTTGCGTCTGCTTTGGAGAGATACCCAACGATCTTGCCTTCAATTTCAACGCGGACAGCATTGCCGGGATCGTAGCGGTTTTCGTCTTCCAAGATGAGTTGGGCGATCAAGTCGTCAACGTTCGCGCCTTCGTCATCCACATACACAAGTGCGTCTTCAATATTGGCTTTGTAGGAAGATTCGCCTTGGACTTGAAGCGGATACGGTTCAGCATACGAAGATCTAAATCTGACAATATTCATTTTTCACCTTATCCAATGAACAACGAGGCGCGGGCGAGACCAGACTGACGGCAGGACTGCCAGCGCAACGATGACCAGGTTGCCGGTCATTAGAACGATGAACAGGTTTTCCATTTGCAGAAGCGTGATCGAAATGAACAGGGCGATCTGGGCGAGAGCGGCGGGCACGAGCAGGTGGGCGGGGCGCAGGTTGCGCAGGTTGTACGGGAATCTGGAACGCTCGATGCGCATGATCATTTGGCGCATCAATTCCAGCCGCTCGGTCTCGGTAAGGCGGTTGTAAATTTCATTCCAATTCATGTTTTTCTGGTTTCTGGTCATCATTCTTTTTGTTGTCTTCCCGATCGAGCGCCCAAACGATCAAGGCGCCGAACAGGATAATAGGAATCCAGCCAATCAGAACGACCCACTCGGCTTCGCCCATAGTCATGTGGTTTTCCTCTTCATCATCCCGCCTTCCGTGGTTTCAAGGTGGGCACGATTTGTTCTTTCTTTCGGCGTTTGATTTTCATCTCGGCGATCTGGCGCAGCTCTGCACTGTCATCTGGATCAAGCAGGGATATTAGGTATTTCCAATCTTCAAATACGATCTCATCATCTGGGCCGGGAGACAATAAGCCGGCTTTGCGAAATGCAACGGCGGGGGATCGATCTACTGCCTCGGCCAGGGCCTTGCACGCATCCCAGCTTGGAATCATCCCCTGACGTGCCTTGCTTAATACCGATGCTGAAATACCTGCCATTGATGACCATCTGTTATCTGTCAGGCCATACAGCAATTCGATCTCATCTACCCATTCAATAAACGGATGCTTTATCTGTTGGGACATAATGTTTTTCTTATCGGCAATTATTGCACGTTTGATTTTTCCTTGCGGAAAGAATAACCTTGCCCCTTGACAACATTGTAAACATGGGTGTATATTGCCACACAACAAGACAATTCTTGCTTGAAGGCAAAACACAAGACCCATGACCCAACTGACCTCACGAATCGCAATCGATCCCAAGACGCACCGAAAAGCCCAGGTACTGGCCAGCGCCGGCGTACGCTACGCCGGTCACGACCAGATCGGCGACCTGGTGCGTTTTTTGTTGGATGACGCCTGGCAGGAAGCGTTGAACGCCGGGCTGGTGACGGATGCCATGCTGGAACCTGCAGAGCAGGTTGGTGGTGCGCGTGCTGCTGTCATGGCTCCACGATAGCACACAGGAACATGAATTACATGAACGGGATGCAAAGCGGCGCACTTTCGGCAGTGATTTTCCTCGGCCTGTTCCTCTTCGGCTTTTGGTTCAACGGCAAGGTTGAGAAAGCCGGCACGGATGCAGATGGCTTCGTGTGGCTGCTGGTAGTGATTGGCAACACGGTCACATTGATCGGGATCGGCCTGCTTGACCTGCTCCTGAACTGGAACGCCGGGCTGATCGGATTGGCAGCCTTTGCGGCAAGTGGTTTCTTCATGTGCTACGGAGCGATCAAGCGATACATCACGCTGCGCAGACGGTTGAAGGAATTGATAAAGCATGACGCCGCGTAAGCGCTGGCCGAACGAAGCAGACTGGGCGAGATTGAATGCCATCGCCAGGGCGCAACGGATCGATACGCTGGCGCAACCGATTCTGAACGGCGAGTCCATGACCGAGATCGAGCGCATTCAGAGGGCCGGCCGAATCTGCCGTTCAGCGCTGGAGATCGTGCGAGACCTGCAGGCGGTAGGTCCGCAGGAATTCAAGACAGAACCTTGACAAGTAAATCCCGCGTCATCGCAAGGTGGGCCTGTTCCCCCCGCAGGAGCACTTTGCGAAAGCGAGATGTTTATTGGTAGCCGGGCTGGGAGGTGCAACAGCCATCCCAACCCGGCCAAGCGTGAGTAGCACAATGGCAATGCGCAGCGGCTCCACCGCTGAGATGGTGGTTCGACCCCACCCTCCCGCTCATACACTAGAGACCCCTGCAAGCCTGCGGTCATGGCCGCTCCAACTACCCGTGCGATTTGGAGCTGTGACCTGAGATGACTGGACGCATCGGACTGGCGAGAATGGTTGCGAGCACGGCAGGAGAGGGTCTCGCTAACGATGGATGAGTGTGAACGTAGCGACGTTGGCAGGCTGTGACGAGGAGTCCAGCGACCAGCCTGCCAACCAGCCAGACATTGATTTTTCATTGGCCGCGCTAAAGAACGTGAATCCGGCGCAAGAAGCGGCCACGAGTATGCCGGCGGGAGCGCTGACGCGGCAATTGCGGCATGAGAACGCCTGGAGCCAATAGAGCGCAGAAATAGGCGTGACGGATCGGAGAGACGATCAACGTATTTCTCCTCCTCAGCCAGCGGCCGCTGGCATGGATGACCAGTGGCCGTATGGGGAGGATGATCAATCGGAAGGAAAAAACGATGGACTATCAAACAAATATCCCAGCAATACTGATCGATGAAGGCGAGTTGAGCGACCTGATCGCACGCCTGGGCACAACGTTTGGCGTGACACCACGGATCGAGAAGCAGTTCGTTATCAGCACAGATGATGGCGAGTTCTCAGAGATCCTGGACTCGATTGCCCTCGGCTTGGAGAGCAGGAAGCCCGTGCGGAAGCCAGAGGACAAGGTCCGCAAGCCGCGCCAAACAAAAGTAAAGAGCAAAGCAATGGGGCGTGCATCGTATCGAATAGTTCAAAGCGGGGAGATCGTCTCGACGCGCAAGTTACACGAGACGATGAAGACCAACGAGGCCGTATTGCATCAGGTGCTCGAAAATTTCAAGGGTGAACGCTTCGTCATCCTGCAGGATGGTCACAACGGCATGATGTTGGCGAAGGAGCCGCAGGAATGAGCGAGCTGATCCCACTCGAACTGATCAAGGACAACCCCTACCAGGGCCGCGACGAGTACGGCGATATCGAGACGCTGGCGAGAAGCATCGCCACGGACGATATGCAGGAGTATCCCCGGGCACGCAAGAGCGGCAAGGGTTACGAGCTCAAATTCGGGCATCGGCGCGTGGAGGCTTTCCGGTGGCTATGGGAGAATTGGCAGGCGCAAGGTCTGGCCAATCGTTACGAGGGCTACACTGTCATCCCGCTCGACATCGAGGATTTGACTGATGAGCAAATGTTCCGCGGTGCGACTATCGAGAATGAACAGCGGAAGAACCTGACGCCCATCGAACAGGCGCGGATGATGATCGTCTACCGTGACCAGTTTAAGAAGACGAGCGCCGAGGTGGGCGAATTATTCGGGATGCAGGGAGAGACGGTGCGCGGGTTGATCCGCTTGCTGTCCCTGCCTGAACCCGTGCAGGCACAAATTGAAAACGGGGAGATCACCCAGGGGCAGGCGCGCAAGCTGCTGACCATCGCCAGTGTGGATGAAAAGGAAGTGGTGCTGGCGGCGAAGCGTCTTCAGCATGGGGAAAAAGTGGAAGACGTGATGGAACAGGCCATGCGCTCTGCCGAGAACGCGGTGACGATGTGGCAAGGCTGGAATGATGGCTCACCGCGTGGCGGGCAGGGACTCTGGCCGTTGGCGATGACGCCCGATAAATTCCCGATGAAGCTCCTTCCCAAACTGACCGCGGCGGATGTGTCCAAGGCGCTCGAACTCGAATTTACTGCCGACCTGCGGCAGAAGATCGAAGCGTATATGCGCTACCTGCTCGACGAGATGCAGTTGGACGTAACCGCTGAGATCGAGCGTCATCCCGAGGATGCCGACCTGATCGAGCGCATTGCACACTTGGCGAAACCGCCTGCCTGTACCACCTGCTCATTCCATGCCGTCGCTGACCGCGCTCACTACTGCGGATTCAAGGCCTGTCATGTGCGCAAGAAAAAAGCGTGGATCCAGCACGAGATAGAGAAAGTCTCGAAGACGCTCGGCATCGCCGTCTACAACGCGAAGGTGGATGGATCAGCGACCCTGCCCCTGGAAGAAAGCACATATTCGGATGCGCACAAGCTCCACGCCAAGCTGGTGGCCGACAAAGATGCCGACCTGCGCGTGGCGCAACACAGGAACGAATACAGCCAGCATAAATGGACGGAGAGCCATTGGTGCCGACTGGTGCTGGTGGGGAGGAGAGTGACCGAAGCCAAATCGTCCCAAGCCGAGAACGAGGAGAAGGCGCGTATCCAACGTGAGTTGACGCAACAGCGCAAGAACGCATCCCACAAGTTTCTCGATGCGTACGCATTACCGATTTTGGCTGTCGCGTTCGAGCCGATTGAAAAGGTGGCCATCCCTGTTTTGTGCAGTTACTTTAGCTGTCGTGCGCCCAAGGCGGATGCGGCGGCCAAGAAATCCTTCTATGCCAGTTTGCGGGTCACGATGGCCAGCAATGCCGTCCGTTATCTGTTCGGCTGGCTGGACTATGAGAAGGGACCGACCAACGTCGCGAAGAAGTTGGTGGGGCTGGCGACGACGTGGGGGGTGAAGCTGCCGTCTGATTTCCTGACGGTGGCCAAGGGCTTCGAGCCTATCGTTGCTGTGGAAACGGAAGGGAAGAAGGGGATGAAGAAATGAACTGGAGGCTGGCCGCGGAGATCGCCCTGGTGCTGTACCTGGTTTGGATGCTCCTGTTCGCGTGGGCTGCGTACACCGCGCCCAGCGGCTGGGAGGATGATGACGGGTTCCATCGAGGAAAGAAGGATCAATAATGATGCCGACCATCTTATCTAAAAACGACTGGGTGAGGCGCGTGGTCAAGCTCGATAACTCGAAGTCGCTGTACACCTGCGAAGAGTGCGGCGGAGAAGGGATGACTACGTGCCCTTACTGCGGACATGAAACCGAGTGTACCGCATGCGGAAGCGAGGGAATGCTGTCCCATCCAACCACTGCCGATTATCGCAACCGCAAGGATCTGGATCTGCGAATGCTGGATTGTTTTCTCAACGGTACGCCGTTGCCAGAGCATATCTACAGTATCTACAGAGCGTTGGCAGCCTGCGAACCGAAGGGAGAGCGCGGCAAGCCTGTCAAAATCCTGCTGCGTCTCCCGCTGACGGGAGAGGTGCAAACATGCCTACTCTGACCGATGAGCAACTGGACGTGCAGGTGCGCTCGATCCTGCTGGTGCACAAAGGCAAGGCGCATCGCATCAGCCGCTGGCAGCTGGTGGAGATGGTGTTCGGGCGGGAGGCCGCCACCAACCGCGGCAACAACAATCCCTACGACCGCCGCATCCGCGACTCCATCAGCCGCTGGCGCGATGTCGACCTGATCGTCTCCTCTTCATCCTCCGGCGGATACTGGCTGGCCGAAGACATGAACGATGTGGAAACGATCGCCCAGGAATACATTTCCCGATCTCGGGAGATGGAGGAGCTGGCCAAGAACCTACGCAGGCGGGGCACTGAGGTGTTCGGTCCGCAGATGCCACTCTTCGGAAAAGTGAACTGAGATGAACAAACCGCATTGCACGAAGTGTGGACGTGCCCTCTCCGATCCCTTCTCCATTGCAGTCGGGATGGGGCCCGAGTGCCGCGGCGGACTGAGCAAGAAGGGTTGGAAGTTCCCCAAACCGAAGTACCGCGTGCGGCATGGCCGAGTGGAACTGATCGGGATGGTTGGCAAGGTCGAGCCGCCGACGGTGAACACGACCGAGATCAAGGTGCGGAGGACGCGCATCAAGAAGGATGACCAGGAGAGTGAAGAATGATCGTAAATGGAATCTACTGGCAGAGCACGAAGCCTATGTCGGAACGGGTGCAGGACGCGGCCGAGGCGTATCTCAAAAAATTCGGTGTGAAGCCATCCGTGGCGTACACCAACCCGAAGAATCTGAGTGATCACCAATTGGATGTGGCCGGCGTGACGGTCCGCCCGATGCGTGAGATCGCTCCGAACATTCTGTGGATCGGGGTGAACGAGGTAGCCCAGCAGCTCGAGAACCAGAGCGCGGCCGTCCTGGCGAAGGTGATCGAGGCAGTGGAGGCGCTATGAACCAGTATCCAAGCGGAGCGAGCAGCCTGTTCGCAATCATCGCCAGGAGCGAGCCAGTGGTCACGCAGGAGGATGACGCCCCGGTGACCTGCCCGTGGTGCCTGAGCGAAGAGACGAAGGTCATAGACCAGGAACATGGCATCTACGAATGCACCAACTGCGGCGAGACGTTCGGGCGTCCGGCCGGTTGACCGGCCATTAGCCTGGATCGGAGCGGACCGCCTGCTGTGTGATGACGTAACGCCATACGGCCTGCATCGCCAGGTGGTGGCGCGGAAAAATGAGCCGCCGAATGTGAACGATTATTTGGCGGCGATCCAGCAGAAGACGAATGCGGAAGTGCATCACTGGATCGTGGAACGAGATGGATTTTTCTGTCTGTGGATGGTTTGGAAGGAGCCTACACATGGATGATTCAAAAGGACTGTTCTTGTTCATTGGACTATTCGCTGCGCTGGCACTGGCGGCAATCCTGCTCGGCAACCTGAACGAAATCACGCCGATGGCGGCTACAGCGCAGACTGAAATAGCAGTCGGGCCAGGCGCATCCAAGGCGCTCAGCCAGGTTGTGGCGTTGATCGCAAAGTGGCTGCTCGGCGGGATCGCGACCGGGGTCGCCATAGCAGTATATGCCGAAGCGCGCAAGGCATACCAGGCCTGGAAGCGGCAGTCATACAACCGTCGCTGGCAGGGCGGGCCGAACGCATACTGGCAGCAGCCGCGCGAACCACGGTTGAGCGCATCGGATAAGTTCCTGCTGGCGCTGTCAGGCCGTGTGCAAGCGCCGGCCAGCAGGCAGCGCGCCAACCGGGAGATGCCCGTTAGCAGAGACGACCTGAACGTGGAGATGTAGCCATGAAGACGATTCGTCTCTTTATCTTTTTCATGCTCATGCCCCTGACGGCCTGCGGAAGCGGGCTGGATGCAATGGAGTCCAGGATCGTGGCGACACAAGCGGCGCAGGGCACGCCTCCGCCGGCGAAGTATCAGACGGCCGCGGCGATCTACCTCGGCCTGACGCTGACACCCACGCCCAGCAGCGGAATCGGCGTGGTGGATTATGGCTCTACCATGATCGCTCATCAGCAGAACATGGAATTGACCAAGCAGGCACAAGATCTGGCGTTGGAGCGCGAGAAACTGATTGCCGAGCAGAGAGCAGATGCGGCCAGGGCAACGGCAATGGCGGCTGACCGCACCGCAGTGGCAGTGGATGCACAGAGAACTGCATACGCACAGGCCACCAACCAGCAGGCAACGGCCTACTCGCAGGCAACCGCGACGCAGGTCTCACTGATCTACATCCAACAGACCCAGCAGGCGCACGGCCTCGAAACCCAGCAGGCTGCACAACAGACGGCGGTGGTCGAGCCCACGCATGCGATCTGGACTCAGCAGGCGATCTACGTGCAACAGACCATCACAGCCGGCCAGGCCGAGCAGGTGCAACTGGCTGTGCGGCGCCAGGAGATGAAGAACGGCTTTGACGCATACGGGCCTTGGGCGATTGTCATATTTGTGCTACTGGCATCCTCAGAGGGCTTTCGCAAGTGGCTGAAGACCCGCGTGTTCAAGCGCGACGAACACGGCAAGGCGCCTGTGCTGGCATTCGAAAAGGACGGCGTGACAGTTGTGACCCGGCCTGACCTGATGATCAGCCAGGCGATGCAGATCGGGCAGGACGGAGCCATAGCTGCGCCGCAGGTAACCGACCAGGACGCGCAAATGTTAGTGGCGCGTGGTGCGCAGTTGATCGAGGCTGTTTCCTTCCTGCCGCCGGACCGTGGTCAGCAGGGAAACAAATGGCTCAACGGCTATTTCAGCCAGAGAGTCCAGTCATACGAGGTGCTCTCTGCAGGACAGATGCCACCGGCAGGACTGGTGGATAGCCAGGCGGTCCGTGAAATGGAGACTGTGTGGAAGGAAGGTCAGCAATGAACGAACAATGGCTGCATGCCCTGGCTGAGCGTGTGGAAGCGCTGCTGCTCGAACAGCGTGCGCTGTTGACGGATGGGCAGACCGCGTTCTACGTCTGGCCGCGGCAGGATCGTGCCGTGATCGTTTTCGACACGGCGGTGATCGACCTGAGAAGAGTCAACGAGCGACTCGCACATTACCTAAGCACTCGCTTGCAGGGCCGGCGAGTGGTGCAGACCAATCACCGTGGTCTGTACTGGCAAGTCGGATACGAGATCCCGCCCGCACTGATGGAGATGAACGAGAAACCGCTCGACCTGAGCACACAACCGACGCCGGTGCATATCCCTATCGGGACAACACAACGCGGCGACCTCTGGATCTCGCTGCTGGATGCCAACTCCATTCTTGTCGGTGGAAGCCGGCGCATGGGCAAGACTGGATTGATGCATGGTTTCATCCAGTCACTACTGCACGGAAACTGCGTGGAATTGTACGCGTGGGATGGCAAAGGCGGAATTGAGTTCATGCGCTACGTCTCCCAGCCGCGCTTCAATATTTTGCCGGATAACCTGCAGGCCGGGCTGGGCAAGTTGAAGCTGATCGTCCAGGAACGGCGGAAGAGGCTGCTCGAGAGCGGCCAGACGAACATCCTGGAATACAACGAGGCTCACCCGAACGAACCGATGCTGCCGATCTGCCTGATGATCGACGAGGCAGCGCTGGTGCCCGATGCCATGAGGCCGGCGCTGGTGGAACTGGTCGAGCGGGAGGGAGCAGCGGGCATCTACCCGATCTTGGCGACCAATCGCCCCGAGCAGAGTTCTCTGCTGGTCAAGGCGAACCTGGTCACACGTATCAGCCTGAGTGTACCGTCCTGGAATGCTTCCATGATGGTACTCGGACGGACCGGCGCAGAGACGCTCCACAAGACGCGGGGGCGGGGACTGATGGAGTGGCAGGCCAGGGAGATCCGATTCCAGTCATTCGCAGTGGACTACCCACAGCCTGACCCGGATGCAGTGCGGGCAGCGCTGGTGGCGGCACAGGCTGAGACGGTCGAGTCTGAGCCTGTGGTCAGCGAGGAAGATGCGCAGATCATGGAGCTGATCAACGCTGGAAATGGCAATGCGGCGATCGTGCGCAAGGTCTGGGGGGTGACAGGTGGCTCGACACTCTATCGCCTGAGGGACCGCGTGCAGGCGCTCAGGGTGAAAATTGGCACTTCTTCTACTTCTTCTTCTACCAAAACAGGCGATATTAGCCTGGAATCGGTGGCTGGAATGGTAGAAGAAGAAGTTTTGGAAGGAGCGAATCCATAAATGCGTATTTCAGGAGCCGGTTGCAAAGCGATCTAGTGAGCGCGAAGCGGCTCGAGAAGGAAGTGGATGCGGCTCTCGAAGAAGGCGTGACGATCCATGAGACACACACGCTGGAAGAGCAGATGCCTATCGATGAGCAGATCCAGATGTTCGAGCGGGACGCGGGCGATCTGCAGCCGGATTTGGATGCTTGACGCCATGCAGGTTCGGCGGCCTACTGACTGACACAGGAGCACAATGCAATGAGCAAAGACACAAAAAAGACACCGATCCGATCCGTGCTTTTATGGGGTATGGCCGGCGTGCAGGCAGTCCGATATGCGCGGGCATTTGCCATCGCTGAGGTAGGCCGTACAGCGCTGACAGGCATGGCTGGCGTGGATGCAGTCCTAGCATATGCCTCACTGGCCGCAGGCCTGGCTATGGGACTGGGAATGTCGCTCGGCCTGGCATTCGTGGCAAGCAGGCTGCGCAGCCTGAAGGGTAAGAAGCAAACTCGCTGGACAACCGCACTGTTTGCAGCCATGCTGACGATATCGCCTCTCGTGCTGGCGCCGATGATCAAGGGCACGATGGCAGAGTGGCTTTCCAACCTGCTGTACTACCCGCTCATCCAATGGCTATGGGCCTCGGGTGTGGTCATCCTGCCTGATGCACTGATCGCTGCCATTGGCTTCATGGATCGCTCAGCGACGCTGGGAGCGACGCTCAGCGACGTGCCAGCGAAGGCCAGCGACGCTGGGAGCGACGCTCAGCGACGCTCAGCGACGCTGAAAAGTCGCTCAACGAAGAAATCAGCGACGCTCAGCGACGCTCCAGCGAGGGTTTACCGATGTGAATGCGGCCTGACGTTCGCTGACAGGTTCAAATATTCAGGTCATACACGTACGTGTGCGAAAAGACAAGAGATCAAGGCGGGAAAGGGATTGATCGCTGTGGAGATTCCAACGAAGACGGAGGTGGAGCGATGAGACCACAATTTACACAGTTCGAAGCCATGCTATACGGGAACGTTCGCTACCAGCGAGCAGGATGGCTGATTCCGTTGTTTATCCGGTTCGCGCCGATGGGGCGAGATGATGTGGTGGATCGCACAGGCATCAGCGAGGTGACCGCGGCCAAGTACCTGACCGACCTTGCACAGCTGGGCATCATCATCCGCCAGGGATACCACGACGGCTATGTGCTGACTGCAGGTGGCCAGCAGCTCATTGCCAAGCCATTGTTGGAGGCCGTGTTGGAGGCCGGCGAGCCGACCGAGGTCACGATAGACGCGGTAGCCCAGGAGCCGGCGGAAAGCAAAGGTGCAATTTATACCTTTGTCTCCTCAGAGAATCAGTCATTAATAATACCTGAATCAGATCCTCTGATTGAGGAGGATATGAATCATCCTCAATCAGTTGACGCGAAAGGTGCAATTTGCACCTTTGAGAAAATGATCGCCCACACGGATATCCTGTTCGGTGACGGGGTTTCGGGTGTGGGCCTGAAGAGACGTGATTTCAAATACACATTGGGGTGGATCGCACAGGCCTACGTGCAGGGGCAGAACGGAAAATTGCACTCGCCACAGGCGCTGATCTACAAGCGGTTGAAGGAACCAGTCAATCCACCACAGAGAAAGTATTTTGAGCATCCAACGGACTATCTGCCAGACGAATATCTGTCGGCGATTGGTCTGTGGCGGAAAACCTGCGATTGGTGCGAGGTGGAAATCACAGATTTGGATGCATACAACGCGCATCGCGGGCAGTGTGTCATGACCCGCCAGCAACCAGAGATCGAAGTGGTCGAGGTGATGGCGGATGAAACAGTTACGAATGACGTCCTGCAATGCTGGGACGGTGTGTTGGGGAGACTGCAGGCTAAAACGCCCAAGGCATCATTCGAGACCTGGATGCGTGATACCACGCCAGTGCATTGCGAGGGTGGCGTGTTGACGGTGGCTGCACGCAATGCATTTGCACGGGACTGGTTGGCCAGCCGCATGACCGCGACGGTCGAGAAGATGGCCGGGATGCGGGGGAAATTTGTGGCCGGTGTTGCCACGGAAACGGAGGAAGAATGACACGCAGGTTCACAGCAACTCAACAATCCACGGTTCGCGACCTCCAGCGGATCATGGGCAAGATCGGTGCCACATCCCTGCGCATCGAACAGGATGTGATGGGCGGAGGCGTGAAGGTGACGTTTGACCGGGCTGGGAAGCGCTACGTGCGGGAGTGCGTCCGCTGGGCAGATAGCATCGATAACTTGCGCGCCATCGGCCTGCAGATTGACTACTTGTATCGAGCGCTGGAACTATATGGCGTGGAGATGAGTGAGACGAATTTTGACCGTGAATTCGACACTATCTTCGGCGGTTTTCTTGCGGCACCCGATGACAGTGCATTACTGCTCGGAGATGGCAAGGCGGCATGGTGGGATGTGCTGGGTGTCAAGCAAACTGCCACGAAAGACGATATCCGCAATGCGTTCAAGGCGTTGGCCCGGATTCATCACCCTGACGTCGGAGGCAGCGAGGAGGATTTCAAACGATTACGCCAGGCCTACGATGATGCGATCAAGGCGGTGAAGAAATGAATCCTGATATCTCCCTTGCGACCCTGCGCCGGCAATTGCGGGCGCGTGCACTGGCCGAGCAGAATATCCACCATCTGGCGCAGGCCATCTTCCAGGAAGGAGCGAAAGTGCAATATCGGGTCACTATGGCAAATGACACGGTGCGCGAGTATTTCGGGGCCGTAGTGGCTGTGTGTGGCATCCCTGGCACAACCCGGGTGAGGGTGCGGAACCTGGCCACGCTGAAGGAACGGGAGGTCGGGCTCGAGCAGATCACTGGATTGGTGCAGGAGGAATGATGCCAGCAAATGAGCGCAGGTTGTGGCCACGGCCAGCAATCCACGAGCATGTGCTGGGCGAGGTGAAATTCGTTTTCATCGGACAATCGCGAGTAAGGGCGCTGATGCTGTATGAGCATTCTGTTGATCGCAATGCAGTGCCTGACGAAATGCCACAGATCCGCGGGCGATTGACCGGCGGTGACATGGATGAAATCCGTTGCACGATCTGCAAGAGACCAGTTGCTGACTGGCATATCGGTGAAGACGCAATGGAGGCGCTACTGAGCAGTGTTCGAAAATCGTGATGTATAATCAGCGCTGAAAGGAGGTACCAGCCAATTTAATATTGTTTGCACCCTTGGTGTAGACCGAGGGAGTTGTCGGAAGCGATGCACCCGGCGCCGTAATGGCGTCGGGTGCTTTTGATTTCCATTCGTTCATCAAAAGGAGTTGCTGTGAAACTGAATCTCGAAAGTATCTTGAAGGAACTTGCGTGGCCGCTCGGCTTAATCGCAGTCTTCTCGACTGTGCTGGCGCTGTTTGGCGTGGACTTGAACATGGTGCTCGCCGTCGCTGCCACAATGGTTGGTACACAGGCACTGATCAGTTTGCTCGTGGATGTGCTGAAGTGGTCAGGTGTGGTGGATGACGGGACCGCAGGTAAGTGGTCGGCAGCGTTCAACCTGCTCGGCCTGGCTGGCATCGCTGTTGGCCTGTACCTCAACCCTGACTTTGACTTCAGCGCACTGGATGCACAGTTCCAGATATTGGCACAGTTTGCAGTGCTGGTCTTTGGTTATATTGTTCAGATTGCTGGCTCGAAACGTGTGCACCAGTTGACGGTTCGCGGGCTGGGTGTGACTGCCTTATCGGCGAGCAGTGCCTAAGCGACCGCCACATCCATGCGCAGTGCCTGGATGTCCTAACCTAATCTATGAAGGGAGTAGGTGCGCAACGCACCTACTCCCCAGGGATCGCACACATGAAACTGCGCGGCCATCTGCATCAGCGCGTGGATATGGCAGGCAATGGCAAGCAGAGCGCAAGCAGTGGCTTCAATCGCATCCGTGGTGCGCTGATCCATATGGATTGCACCAAGGACAACAGGTCAAGGCACGGATCGTCGACCATATCCGACCGCTAAGTCATGGAGGAACCAATGACAAAGGCAACTATCAATCTCTCTGCATGGGGTGCCACAACTACAAGACGGCCCACGATGGCAGTCGCCAGAGGGGTAGGGGGGGGTAAATCTCTGGGGCTGGGAGGCGGAGACT